ATAGACATGAAAATAGATTATATATAGATTTTGGGTGGGGAACAGGACAAGCTCCTGAAGGACAAATTGTAGTTTCTGAAGGGTATGAATTAATTGATTCTTCACAATTTACTGATGTTTGGAATGACAGATGGTTACTTAGATATACCACATGTTTATTTAAAAGACAATGGGGAGAAAATCTAAGAAAATATGGAAACATAAGTTTACCTGGTGGAATTGTATTAAATGGAGAAACTTTATATCAAGATGCTATTAGAGAGATAGATCAATTAGAAAAAGATATGGAAAATGACTATTCAATTCCATGTGAATTTATGATGGGGTAAAAAAATATGGCAACATCTAGTTTTTTTACTTCATATAATTCTCATAATGAACAATCACTATTAGAATCTCTTTTAACAGAAGCTATTAAAATTCAAGGATTTGATGGATATTACATCCTGATGGAGGATGATTCTCCTGATTTAGTATATGGCGATAATCCATTAAGAAAATTTAAAGATTCATATTCAATAGAAATGTATTTATCAAATTCAATAGATCCAGGATTGAGTAATGAATTTTTTAGTAAATTTGGGCTTGAAATAAAAAATAATACTAAGGTACAAATATCTGCAAGATCTTTTTATGATCTTGTTCCAACTTCAATTAGAATTAGACCACAAGAAGGAGATTTAATATACATACCTTGGGCTTCTGGATTAGGTGAATTATATGAAATTAAATTTGTTAATGACACTTCTGATAAATACCAATTGGGAAGAAGAATGCCTTATCTTTATGAACTAGAATTAGAAGCATTTAAATATTCACATGAACAAATTGAAACTGGAATTGAAGAGATTGATATTGTTAATGATGAAGAAGCATACTCTATAAATCTACAAATGTCTCAATTTGCAATTGATTCTGGATTATATGGTGGAGTGTATCAATATGGAGAAATAGTATTCCAAGGATCTTCATTATTAACTGCTAACTGTACAGCATCTGTTGCATTCTGGGATGATTCTAATAATAAATTAAAAGTAACTAATATAGTTGGAGAATTTGTAGTTAATGTTCCTATAGTTGGATCAGAATCAGAAACCTCTTTCAATTTAGTATCATATGATGATTTAGATAATCCTACTAGCAGATCAGAATGGGATAATGTTCATATCAGAAGTGAAGAAACAGAAGTGTTAAATACTAGCGAATCAAACCCTTTCGGTTCTTTAGGAGGATAATTTGTCTAACAACCCAACATCTTATTTTCAAATAATAAGAAAAATGTCTGTTGCTTTTGCTGGTCTATTTAAAAATATAACAATAATAAGATCTAATCCTGATTTAACAGCAGATAAAATAGAAGATCAAAGATTTATAGTACCTATTGAATATGCTGATAAAGAAAAATATACCAAAAGATTACTAGGAGATCCAGATTTACAAAAAAAGATTCAAATCATTCTTCCCAGATTATCTTATGAATTCTTGGGACTTGAATATGATTCTTCTAGAAAATTAAACACTAATAATAAGAATTATGCTGTTAATCCAAATTCTGCAGAGTCTGTACTAAGTCAATATAATCCTGTTCCATATAATTTTAATTATCAATTAACAGCATATGCAAGAACTATAGAAGATGCAACTCAAATAGTAGAACAGATATTACCTTATTTTACTCCAGATTTTAGTATAAAACTTAATTTAGTACAAGAAATGGGAATTGTTAAAACCGTTCCTATATTATTAGATAGAGTAGTACCTTCAATTGAATCAGAAGGATCTTTTGATTCTGAAGTTCGTGTTGTTATGTTTACTTTTGATTTTACCATAAAATCATTTATATTTGGTGGAATAAAAACAGAAAATACAATTCAACAAGCTAATGTAAGTATTAGTAGTTCAAATAATAATTTTGTATCTGGTAGTTGTGATTCATTACCAACAAAATCATTTATAGTATTAAATACTGGATCTGGTGATTATAAAATAGGAGAAATAGTATATCAAGGATATAATTTAGAAAATGCTATAGGAACTGCTGAAGTTAGCTATTGGAATAAAGCTAATAATATAATAACTTTATCTAGAATAAATGGAACTATAAAAATTGGACAAACTATAGTAGGAACTAGTACATTATCTACATATATGATAGATCATTCTTATGCAAATAATGAAACTTATTTTAATATAAACATAAAAGCATAACCAAAGGATATATTATGGGAACTAAATTTAATGAAAGAATGGAAGATTTTTTTGACATAAAAACTGAGGAATCAGAAAATTTACCTCAAATTATAGAAGAACCAAATAAAATTTTCTTCGGTGAACTAGATGATGATTTAAAAAATGATTATGAAACTAGTAGAGAAAATTTAAATGAATTAATAGAAAAAGGAAAATCTGCTTTTGATGATATATTAACAATAGCAAGAGAAACTGAAAAAGGCAGAGACTTTGAAGTTGCTGCTACTATGTTAAAAACAGTACTTGAAGCTAATGAAAAGATGTTAGATATGCATAAAAAGATTAGAGAAATTTCTAACTATAAACAAAAAGAAGAAACTAAAACAAATATAAAAAATGCTATTTTTGTTGGATCTACAAAAGAGTTAGCAAAAATGGTTAAAGATATAAATGAAAAAGATGTGATAGAAGGTAATTAATGATAGTAGAATCATCCTACAGATCTAATCCCTTATTAAAGCGTGAAGGGGTTAATATAGAATTCACAGAAGATCAAGTACAAGAATATATAAAATGCGCTAATGATCCTATCTATTTTATTAAAAATTATGTAAAAGTAGTTCATGTTGATTATGGCGTTGTTCCATTCAATATGTATGATTATCAAGAGGAGATGGTTACTAATTTCCATGAAAATAGATTCAATATTGTTAAATGTCCAAGACAGGTTGGAAAAACAGTAACTTCTGTTTCTTATATTCTTTGGTTATCTTTATTCAATTCTGATCAAAATATTGCTATTCTTGCAAATAAAGGAGATCTTGCTAGAGAGATTCTTGATAGATATCAACTTGCATATGAAAACCTTCCATTATGGCTACAGCAAGGTGTTAAGGTTTGGAATAAGGGTAACATTGAATTAGAAAATGGTTCTAAAGTATTAGCATCTGCAACATCTTCAAATGCTATTCGTGGTGGATCTTTTACCCTAGTATTCTTAGATGAGTTTGCTTTCGTTCCACCAAATATCGCAGAAAAATTCTTCACTTCTGTTTATCCAGTAATTTCTTCTGGTAAAACTACAAAAATGATTATTGTATCCACACCAAACGGAATGAATTTATTCTATAAGATGTGGACAGATGCTCTTGGAAAAAGAAATGATTATAAAACATTCAGTATCCATTGGTCAATGGTTCCTGGAAGAGATGAAAAGTTTAAAGAAGATACAATAAAAAATACAAGTCTTAGACAATGGCAGCAGGAATTTGAAACAGAATTCTTGGGGTCTACTAACACACTGATTTCAGGAGAGAAATTAGCAACTATATCTTATAAAGATGAAATTAATGACTTCTCTGGAATGAAGATATATGAAGAACCTATAAAAGAATTTTTCGATGAAGAAGGAAATCAAGTAACTAGAACTCATATGTATGCAATGACTGTCGATGTTTCTGAAGGTAGAAACTTAGACTATTCAGCATTTTCAGTATTCGATGTTTCGACAATGCCGTATAAACAAGTGGCTAGATTCAGAGATAATACAATATCTCCATTATTATATCCTAATATACTACAAATGTGTGCTGTATACTATAATAATGCATATGTTTTGATTGAAATAAATAATAATCCGCAAGTTGCTGAAATATTACAAAATGATCTTGAATATGAAAATGTTATGAGAGTTGTTTCTGGAAATAAAAAAGCTCAAACATTATCATCTGGATTTGGAAATGGTATGGCGTTAGGATTAAAAATGTCTCCATTAGTAAAAAGAATGGGGTGTTCTACTTTAAAAACTCTAATTGAAATGGATAAGTTAATCATAAATGATTTTGAAACTTATTCAGAATTAACTACTTTTGTTTCAAATTCTAATTCATATGAAGCAGAAGAAGGATGTAATGACGATTTAGCTATGACTTTAGTTATTTTTGGATGGTTATCTACTCAAAAATATTTTAAAGAGATTGTAGATCATGATATTAGAAAACAATTACAATTAGAAAAATTTAACATATCTGACGATGATGATATTCTTCCTATCATTGATAAATGGAGTGGATTAGAAGTTCCATTTTTTGTTTCAGAAGATACTGTATGGATAGAAACTAAAGATAAAGATCCTTATGAAAAATTATTTAAAGAACTTTTAGATTTTTAAATATAGTTGTAAAAAAGTTATTTTTAATAAATAAGAGTATAAGAATTTTTTAATCAAGGAGATTATTTTATGGCATTATCATCACAAAATTCACCAGGAATAAATGTAAGAGAAATCGATTTAACAAATTACGTTTCAGTTGTTAGCGTTTCTACAGGTGGTTTTGTTGGACAATTCAATTGGGGTCCAGCAGATTTTCCTGTTATGGTTGCAACTAAAGAAAATTTAAAAACAAGATTTTTACCACCAACAGATTCATCATTAAATGCATTTGTTGGTACTTGTTATATGTCTTGTTTGAACTTTTTATCATATGCTGGGGGAAGTCTTTGGGTAGTAAGAGGAATAGATATAGCATCAGCATTGAACTCATCTTCAGCTAATGTTTATTATACTAACGCAGGACAACTTACTCCTAGTCAAAATTTAGAAGCAAATACATTAGAACCAAAAGTTTATTTAGTGGTTGATGCAAATGTAGCATCTAACTTAACAATTGGTTGGTATTTAACTGGAAATAACGTTAATACATTACAAATTACAGATGCTAACACAGAAAGTGGTCTTTTAACTCTGTCTGGAGAGATAACAGCAAATGTATCAACAACCGATAGATTAGAAATTGAAATTTTAAATTCAGCTAATACTACTTTAATTAAAAATGAAATTGATTATGAAACTGACTATTTACACAAAAATAATAATAATGAATTTGGGCCTTTCGTAGCTAGATATGCTGGTGTTTCTGGAGATTCTTTAACAGTTTCTGTTTGTACTTCTTCTAATAATTTTTCAACTTGGAATTATAAAAATTATTTCAAAAGTCCTCCAAAAACTTCTGAATCTGCATCACTTAAGGGATCTGCAAATGACGAAATGCATATAGTAGTAGTAGACACTAATGGTATTTTCTCAGGACAAAAAGGACAAGTATTAGAAAAATTTGAACTGGTATCAAAAGCATTTGATGCTATTGATGCATCTGGAAGAATCAGTTACTATAAACAAGCTGTATTTGAAAGATCTAATTATATATATGCAATGGACCCAGTTGATTATGCTAATACTTCAGATACTTGGGATAGATCAGTTAGAGAAGGTATAGAATTTGATCAAACCCCTAATATGTACTTTAAATTAGATAATGGATCTAACGGAAATGATTTAGACTCTTCTGATCTAATTAGAGGTTGGGATGAATTTAAAAATAAAGATGCATTTGAAGTTAATTTATGTATAACTGGAGCTTCTTCAATAGATGTTAGTCAATACTTAATTGATAATATTATTGAAGGTCAGAATTATCCTATAACTGGAAGAAAAGATGCAATGGTCTTTATTTCCCCAAGATATGAAGATGTTGTTTCAGCCAAAGGATCTGAATTAACTAATATTTTAGGAGTAGGTGGATTTTTAGATACATTAGATAGACAAAGTTCTTATGCTGTTGTTGATAGTGGGTGGAAATATCAATTAGACCCATACAACAACATATATCGTTGGGTTCCTTTAAATGCTGACATTGCAGGACTTTGTGCTCAAACAGACTTAACTCATGACACTTGGGTTTCTCCTGCAGGAATGAAAAAAGGACTTATTAAAAATATTCTTAAATTAGCATGGAATCCATTAAGAAATGAAAGAGATTCGTTATACATGAACGGAGTTAATCCGGTTGTATCTTTTACAGGAACAGGTCCAATGTTATTCGGTGATAAAACTCTATTAAGTACTCCATCTGCATTTGACAGAATAAATGTTCGTAGATTGTTTATTACTCTTGAAAAGAGTATTTCTATGGCTGCATTAAATTCTCTATTTGAAATGAATGATCAATTTACAAGATCTCAATTTGTTGCTATGGTTGAACCTTATTTAAGAGCAATTAAAGCTAAAAACGGAATATATGATTATTTGGTTGTTTGTGATGCAACAAACAATACTCCACAAGTTATAGATTCCAATGGGTTTGTTGGTGACATTTATATTAAACCTACAAAGAGCATTAATTTCATTCAGTTGAATTTTGTTGCTGTTAAGAGTGGTGTTGAATTTAGCACCGTTGTAGGTAAATTCTAAAATAAACCTAAATGA